GTTCATGCTCAGAATATACGGAATAGGCCCAGCTTTATCCCCGTTGCTTGGCCCCATGACGGCAATAGACGAGATTCTATGGGTAATCCTGGTCTAGCTGACCAGTATAGGAGCCTGGGATGCAACATGCTACCATTCATCTTTGAAAACCCGCCTGCTCTAGGTGAAAAGAAGGGTGGAAACTCCATTGAAGAGGGTATTATGTTCATCTTACAGCGGATGGAGGACGAAAAGTTCCATGTTTTCGCCACCTTGTCTGATTGGTGGGAAGAATTCAGGATGTACCACAGAAAGGAGGGTAAGATAGTCCCTCTGAACGACGATTTAATGTCAGCGACACGCTATGCGATAATGTCGATGCGTTTTGCTGTTTCAGGAGAAGATAAAACCTGGACTAAGGACCTACACTATAGGGAATACGGAATAGTTTAATGGCAAGAGAAAAGATAACTGAAGAAGAGTTAGTCGGCAGAATAGACCAGGAAATTACGGATTCTCTTGGGTATGGGGGAGATTTGTCTCTTCAACGCGAAAGAGCCATGGAATACTACTATGGAGAGCTTTTTGGCAATGAAGTTGATGGACGTTCCCAATTCGTCGATTCTACAGTGCAGGACACCATAGAATGGATAAAACCCGCTCTGATGCGTATATTTGCCTCTGGGGATCAGATGGTGACCTTCAATCCCGTAGGTCCCGAGGATGTAGCATCCGCTAAACAGGCAACCGACTACATAAACCACGTCTTTATGAAAGACAATCCCGGCTGGGAGATTCTCTACTCCTGGTTTACTGACGCTCTTCTACAGAAGAACGGTATTATAAAGGTCTGGTGGGACGAAACAGAGGAATGGAACAGGGAGGAATACAAGGGTCTTGATGAGATGGAGTTACAAGCCCTTGTGACTGACCCCAGAGTAGAGGTTTTAGAGCACACTTCTCCTGGTATGGAGTCTGACGGTACTTATGGTGAAGGGTCTAACGAAGGCCACCACGTTGTCATAACAAGAGATATGAGCCTGGGCAGGGTGCATGTAGAGAATGTACCCCCGGATGAATTCCTCATAGCAAGGATGTCTAAGACTATCCAGGACTCCAGGTTCGTCTGTCACAGGGTAAAGAAGACCTTAACCGAATTAAGGGAGATGTACGGAGACATAGATCCAGAGGATCTGACTGGCGGCACTTACGGAGAACTTGATTACAGCGCAGAGAATCAGGCTCGTTACAGATATGATGAATCTGGTTACATGGGTTTTGGGCAGGAGGAGCTCTACGGAACAGACGATTCGATGCGGGAGTATTGGCTACATGAAGCATTCATACGNGTAGACTACGACGGGGACGGCATTGCAGAGCTCAGGAAGGTTTGCCTGGTAGGCAGCAAGGTTCTCGCCAATGAAGAGGTTGACAGTGTACCGTTCGTATCCTTAACGCCTATAAAGATCCCGCACAAGTTCTTTGGCTTGTCGGTTGCAGACCTCACTATGGATCTTCAATTGATTAAGTCCACGTTGATGCGTAATCTCATGGACAATATGTACAACCAGAACTTTGGCAGGTACGCAGTCCTCGAAGGCCAAGCGAACCTAGACGACCTTCTGACACAACGTCCGGGAGGGGTGGTCAGAGTGAAGTCTCCCAATGCCGTAATGCCTCTGGCCACTCCCCCACTTCAAAACTACTCATTCCAGATGCTCCAGTATCTGGACAGTATAAGAGAGCAGAGATCCGGGGTAAGCAGCAGCACGCAAGGGCTAAACGCAGATGCTCTGAAAAGCCATACTACGGCTACGGCTGTAGCGCAGGTAATGACAGCTGCTCAGGCAAGGGTTGAGCTCATTGCTCGTAATTTTGCAGAGACCGGTGTTAAGGAACTGATGAACGTTATTTACGAGCTTGTTCAGAAGAACCAGGACAAGCAGAGAGTAGTCATGCTTAACAACGAGTGGGTCCCGGTACGTCCCGATATGTGGCGAGACAAAATGGATTGCTCGGTATCAGTTGGCCTTGGGCACGGTAACCGTGATCAGCAGCTGATGCACTTGACCACAATGATGCAGTTTGCTACTCAGGCAATGTCTGGAGGGCTGAACATCGTGACAGAACAGAATCTGTATAACATGGGAGCCGCACTCATAAAGAACATGGGCTTTCAGAATGTACAGGACTTCCTGACTGATCCACAGCAGGCCCCTCAGAAGGGCAATCCTGACGAGGAGATGAAGCAGGCAGAGTTACAGCTGAAGAAGGGAGAGCTGGATGTGAAGATAGCTGAAACTCAGATAAAGCAACAGAAGCTCCAAATGGAGGCTGCTGAAGCGCAGGTAAATGTTCAATTGAAGATGGCGGAACTTCAGCTTGAGCGTGAGCAGAAACGACCGGTGGCCATAGGAGATACATGAGCGACGAACTAAGAGAAACTCACGCAAAAAGATTATTGGAAGACAAGCTGTTTATTGAGTCTTTCGATGTGTTGAAAACAGATTTAATGAACCGCTGGAATGCTAGTGGTTCGACAGAGCTTGAAGCCAGGGAGTCTATCTGGCTTGCAATGAGACTGCTCGACAGGATTCATGGTCATATATCGTCCATAGTGGAAACTGGGCGCATGGACAAGATGATGTCTGAGCAACACCCATTTATTTAAGGAGAATTTGACATGGCGGATACGCAAGAAGCCCCGCAAACAGAAGTACCTAATGTGAATGCGCTAGAAGGTAGTTTAGAAGAAGCGCAAAACTCTCTTTTGAAGATGATGGAACCTGAAAAGGAAACCCCAGAAACTGAAGAAGAACAGCCTACGGAAGAGGAAGAGTCTCAACCTGAAGAGGAAGACGAATCATTGGAAGAGGAGCCTGAAGAATCCGAAGAGGAGGAAGAAGGCGCTGACGACCCATCAGAAGAAGAAGAGGACCTTCTTTACGCTGTCACCGTAAATGGTGAAGAGCAGGAAGTAACCCTCGATGAGCTTATGAAGGGATATTCAAGACAGTCAGATTATACGCGAAAAACGCAAGAGATTTCCGAACAACGGAAGGAAGCTGAGGCCGTTTCACAGAAGTATGCGGCTGAGGTGAATCAGATTCGGAATGAACGACAAGAGTACATGCAAACCCTTCAAAACATCATTGATAACTCCGGTCAACATTTTGACCAGTTTGTAGATGTTGATTGGGACAGTTTGCGAGAGACCAACCCGATTGAGTATGTTACGAAACGCGAGGAATACCGNGAGATACAAGAGCGTATCCAAGGTATGCAGCGTCAACAAGAGGAAGTACAGAAAAAGCAATCCCAAGATTCCCAGCAATTGCACTCTCAGACCTTAGAAAGGGAGCACCAGCTTATGGTTGATGCGTTACCTGAATGGGGTGATCCAGAAAAGCAGCGTGAGATTGGTTTGGGGTTACGGTCCTATGCTAAAGACCAGGGATTTGCCGATCAGGAGATTTCTAGCTTGGTTGACCATCGCTCGTTAATCGTACTCAGAAAAGCTATGCTTTATGACCAGCTAAATTCATCAGATGTTAAGTCGAAGAAGCTGAAGAACAAGCCTAGAGTTGTGAGGTCGGGAAAAGGTGCTCGCAAAGATGATGAGAAGAAAAGCACTCGTACTAAAACAATGAAACGTCTCCGACAAACCGGCCACGTCGATGACGCTGCCGCAGCGTTGGAGGACATCTTAAACCTCTAAGGGAGAGAACAAATGGCAATCGCTACAAATACGTCGCTGGTCTATGGATCGGTGGCGATTCGTGAAGACTTGTCTGACGTGATATATAATATCGCTCCAATGGATACACCCTTTCTTTCGGGTTGCTCGAAAATGAGTGCTGACAACACTTTCTTTGAATGGCAAGTCGATACCATAACGGCAGGTGCAGCTAATCGTCATTTAGAAGGCGATGATTCACCTGACGCTACGGCAAGGGTACTTCCAACGCGACTTGGTAACTACACTCAGATAAGTCGTTACATTGCTCAGACTTCAGGAACCGACGATGCAGTCGATTACGCAGGTCACGGCAAACATCAAGCCTACATGTTAGCTAAACTAGGCAAACGCATGAAAAGAGACATGGAAGTCATGCTCACCTCAAATACTATACGGGTTGTAGGTAACGCTACCACAGCTAGAGCAACTGCTGGTATCCCAACATGGCTGAATACATCCCATGTTGCGGGTGGTTCTGGTGGTTCGGCTTCTGCCGGTGATCTTGGTACTACTTTGATGGTAAACAATACGTC